ATTGCAAGAGGCATACGGCCAGATCATGTGGCGTTGTTGCCCGGCCAGACTGGGGCTTGCTCTTGGAATGATGGTTGTGGAATAAGAACAAATATGAAAGGGGGTGATGACTTGGAAAATGAGAAATATTTGAGCCCGTTTTTTAACGAAACAAGCCACGGGGGCATTCGCAAACAACTTGTCGAGATCTTGGCGCCAATGGAAAATGATCAGGTATATTATTTTATCAGAGATGTTTTTGATGATCGTTTTGTGTATGTGCGCGAAGGCCGGGACAAGGTTGCGATGTATCAGCAATCATACAGTCTGGAAGATGACAAAGTAAGTGTTGTTGGAGATCCCGTGGAAGTGACGGAAAAAACGGAATACGTCACATTAACTGCTAATCAAAAAGAGGAGGGAAAACAAATGCTAAATGAAAAGAAGTGTTGCCCTGAAAAGGTCGCGGCACTAATTTCAAACGAAAAAACTGTGTTCACCGATGAACACAAAGACTGGCTTGAAAGCATGACAGAAGATCAGCTGACTCTGCTTGAGCCCGTTCAGCCCGATGAGACAAATGATGAAATCGATCATTTCGGTCAGGTCGATTGGGCGGCGCTTTCGGATGATCAGGTGAAACTGGTAGCTGAAAAGCTGAATTTGAAATTGAATGAGGCCGGGGATGATCAGGCAGAAACAGTTGAGGAATACGTGTCCAATGCGCCTGAAGAAATGCAGGAAGTTCTCAGAGATGGACTCAGAATGCATAAGGCAAAAAAGACCGAAATTGTTTCAAATATCCTTAAAAACAAACGCAATAAGTTCACCGAAGATCAGTTGAATTCCAAAGACATTTCAGAACTTGAGGCGTTGGCCGAATTGGCCCAGAGCGCTCCGCCTGACTTTTCGTTGAATAGTCCAAGCGGAAAACCTGAAGCTGATGAGGAAACATTGGACATTCCGAGTCTGTCTTTTGATTCAAAATAATATTAACAATTAAATAAATGGAGGTAAAAACAAAATGGCTTATAAGACAATTTCAGTTGACACTGACGCTCCGGTCAAAGAAGAAAAGGCGGATGCCGCTATCACTCCGGGGTGGTTGCTCGAAAGAACGGCCACGGGTGTCAAAGCGCATGCAACAGCTGGAGCAAAAGCGCAGAGGATCTTTGCTATTGAGGATGAAAATCAGGGCAAAGAGATCGATGACGATTATGCCAGCGCGGCTCGGTGTTTTTTCAAGAATTTCAGGCCGGGAGATCTTGTGTATGCTTTGATTAAAGAGGGTGAGAACATCGCCATTGGTGACTGGCTTGTCTCTGGTGGAGACGGTAGTTTAGCCGAGGCACTGGCAGACAGTTCTGGGACTATTTTTGAACAGGACTGCGTGGCCGTTGCTCTTGAGGCGCTTGATCTCAGTGGATCCAGCGGTGAAGATCCTGCAAGTAGGCGATGCATCGTTGAAGTTCGATAATATTAACAATTAAATAAATGGAGGTAAAAACAAAATGGAATTGGATTTCATTCTAAACGGAAAAGCAACAGGGCCTGTCGCGTCCAAACTGATTGCTAATGATATGGACACTGGCATTCTCAGGCCGTTTATCGGGAACGATGGACGTGCCTATGCCACCATCAATGGCAGGAATGAACTGGTGGCCAACGCGACACTCCGCAAGGATGAGTGGAAGATGTTTGACGAAGCAATTCTGAAAGTTGCCCGTGAAAGACTGTTGGGCGTTCAGGATCTCATCTCACGCGGTTTGACTTATAGCACTGATGGCCTTGGCACGACTGTTCTTGAGTATGAGGACATGAGTGATATCGAAGGGGCACAGCTGAGCATGGACGGCTCAACTCGTGGAAAGAAAGACAGGCCTGAGTTCGGCATTAACTACCTGCCCCTGCCGATTGTTCACAAGGACTATCAACTGAACGCCAGAAATTTGGCGGCATCCCGGAAATTGGGCAATGCACTTGACACAACCATGGCTGAATTGGCCGGTCGAAAAGTTGCCGAGTATCTGGAAACAATGTTGTTCACCGGGGCCAGCACCTATGCATATGGTGGTGGGACTATTTATGGTTATTTGGATTTTCCGACAAGAATCCAAGTGACACTCACAGCACACTGGAACGATAGCGCCGCCGATGGTGAGACGATGTTGGCGGATGTTCTGGCCATGAAACAGGCAAGTATCGAAAAGAAATATTTTGGCCCGTGGGTTCTTTACATTCCCACCAATTTCGAGACTGCCATGGATGAGGATTTCAAAGCCAACAGCGATAAATCAGTGCGCCAGAGAATTATGGAAGTGGCTGGCATATCTGATATCCGCGTGGCCGATCACCTCACCGCTGATAATGTTCTTTTGGTGCAGATGACCAGTGACGTTATCAGGCTGGTTCAGGGTCTTGCGATTCAGACAGTGGAATGGAGTGTAGAAGGTGGCATGATTACCAATTATAAGGTAATGGCCATCATGGTTCCGCAACCGCGCTCTGATCAGGAAGGCAATTGTGGTATCGTTCATGGTTCCAAATAATATATAACACTTTTAACCAAAAAGGAGTTATCAAAATGCCAAGAAATAGATGGAAGTTGAAAACAGGTTCATCATATTTGATCGTGGATGGACAGAGGAAACAATTCAAGGCCGGGGACGTGGTTGAGTGTGAAAACTACGAAATGCCCGAGTCTTTCAGAGATACATGGGAAAAGATACCGCCGCCGGGAGTCGATCCGGTTGAGGCCAAGGAGCCAGACGCAGATGTTCCAAAAGACAATTTTCAAGTCAAGCACGTTGGTGGAGGCCGATATGATGTGATAAACAAGGCCACCGGAAAGCCAATCAATGATGAGAGATTGAACAGAACGTCTGCGTATGCTCTTGCTGGTTTGAAAGATGCGATGGCTCCAAAAGCGCCGAAGAAAAATTGATGAATTGGTCAGTGCCTAAAATTTGGCCTGACAGCACTGTTTACATTATTGGAGGTGGGCCGAGTCTTTTGGATAACGATTTGGAACCCATCAAAGGTGAGCGGTGCATTGGCGTTAACAACTCAGTTTTTCTTGGCGATTGGATTGATGTGTGCTGGTTCGGAGATATGAAGTGGTGGAACTGGCACAAAGAAAGGTTGCGGGATTATACAGGGCTGATTGCCACTTGCAATATGAAGATGCAAAAGTGGAAACGCATGAAAGTACTTCTGCGCGGAAAGCCCCAAGGCATCGATGAAAGGCCAACGCACGTTTCTTGGAACCGCAACTCTGGCGCTTCTGCTATCAATCTGGCGTATCATTTCGGAGCCAAGCGGATTGTATTGCTTGGGTTTGATATGCGCAAGATCGATGGGAGAAAGAATTGGCATGTTGATCATAAGGAAAGAGACCATGAGCCTTTTCCGAGACACTTGAAAAGTTTCGGGCCGATTTCCCAAGACGCCATAAATTTGGGCGTTGAGATCATAAATGCATCACCCGGAAGTGCCATCCATCAATTTCCTATCATGTCTTTGAAAGACTTTCTTGAAGGCAAGGAAATCCCAAAAGTGAAAAAACCTGAAAAGCAACTTCAGCCATCGAAGCAGAAAGCGCGGCGGCCACCCGATGATGGGACAGTGGTCAGAAAGACATCGTCAATTGAAAAGCCGCGCAAGATCGGAAAGAATGTTTTCATTGGACATTATAACGTTTTCAGAGCCAATGTGAAGATCGGAGATCGAACAAAAATTGGGCATCATTGCGTTTTTGAGGGCAATATCGTTATTGGCAGTGACTGTTTGATACAGCCTCAATGCAACATTACTGCCGGGACGGTTATTGAGGACAAGGTGTTCATAGGGCAAGGGGTCATAACGGGCAATGATAAAAGAATGGTGCATATGAGGCGTGACAAGGTTCCGTTCATTTCTGAGCCGCCGGTGTTTAAGTATGGATGCCGGGTTGGTATGGGTTCAGTTATTCTGCCCGGTGTAACAATAGGCCGTGAGACTTTCGTGGCGGCAGGTTCGGTGGTCACTTCTGATACTGAATCGTTCAGTTTATATAAAGGAAATCCGGCGCGGAAAGTCGGCCAGATCCCGGATGAGGAAAAGTTGCCATGATACAGTTTGTTGTAACTTTGAAATCTGGGGGTGATTTTAGTACACACGATGCACTCACGCTCCAGCGTCAAGTTCGGCGGTACATGAAAATTCCTCATCAGTTCATATGCATGACTGATATGATGGACGATTTTCCTGTTAATGTTGGTATGCCTTATTTGATAGAACTTGAGCACGGGTGGCCCGGCTGGTGGTCGATGATTGAAATGTTTCGTCTTGCGGGGCCGGTTATTGCTTCCGGGCTTGATATGATTGTTCTGGACGACATTGACAGACTGGCAGAGTTGGCTATGACTTGTCCAGATGATGTTTTTTATATGGCCCGGCCACAGCCCAGACCTTATAGCAAAGGTGAAAAATGGTGTTCTGGATTACAGATCTGGAACGGATGCTGGAAATGGTTGTATGAATATTTCTGTTTGAATCCGTGGTCACATATGGATCATTACATCAAAGAACAGCGCTATACTTGTGACGCGCTGATGAGAAGAAATGTCGAGATCAGGGCCGTCCAAGATTATTTTGATGGTTATTACAGTTACAAAAATGATTGTCGGAGAAAAGGAAAGCCAGAAAATGCGCGCGTTGTTCTTTTCCACGGTAGTCCGAGGCCAAGGAACTGTAAGGAAAAATGGGTGAAAGACGTTTACTATAACCAATATACATATGTCCATCCATTTGAGGAAATAAAAAATGAAAGTATCAGAAGTGTTGAAAAAAGTCAATGAGCTGGGGACGTATATGTACACATGTTCAGCGGATCATCCAAGCGGCGGTTGTATAACGTATGCGATGGATGGTCTTTATGTGGAAAAAATACAAGATTCAGGCAAAGATGTTGTTATACTTGTCCCGGAAGGACTTATTTTTACTGGTATGAAAGTTATCCAGGTGGAAGATCCGGCGGCAGTTTTCATGGCCGTTCATAACTATTTGAACAGATATGAAAACCCAGAGCCACACATAATAAGTGCCCTTGCGCGTATTCATCCAAAGGCTCATATCGGCGCTGACGGCATGAAATACGTGAAATCCGGCAATATGCTGATCAATATGAAGCATATGGGAAATGTGATCATAAAACAATGTGCGGAAATCGGGCCGTTCAGTACAGTGGCCCGGGCAACTTTGGATTCCACAATTATTGAAGAACAGGCGCGGATCGGTCAAGGCGTTTATATCGGCCATAATTGTAAAATTGGCAGGAGAACAATCATCGTTGATGGCGCGGTCGTGGGTGGATCTGCGGAGATCGGAAATGATTGCTGGCTGGGGTTGAATTGCACCATCAGAAACGGCGCGAAGGTTTGCGACAACGTTTTCATTGCTATGGGTGCTTTGGTTTCCAAAAATATCGACAAGCCGGGAATGTATGTTGGTTCTCCGGCGCGGCGGAGAGGGGACTGGGACGGCTCATGGCGATAAAAGCAAGGAGATTTACACGTCACAAAAAGCCTCGGAAAGAACACACACGTGAAGAAGTGATCGCAAAGTGGTCTGGGGCTGAAGGCATTAAACGTGTTTTTCCAAACGGTCAGAAATCGCTCGGAAGTGACGCTGAAAGATTGTTGAGATATCTTTGTAGATATCCCGTTTGCGAAGTTGGCTGTGGAACAGGCAGAGTTGCTGGGATCTTTCATCATAGGCAGTATATCGGGATCGATATAAATGATGACGCTCTGGCGCATGCGCGCGCGGCTTTGAAAAGGTTCGATTTCAGACTCATTGAATGGGATGATCCTTTTCCAGAAGCAGAGACATATTTGTTTTATACAGTTTTGCTTCATATCCCGGATGATGAAATTGAAAGCATGATTGCAAAGACAAAGCGCCGAGTAGTTGTAGCAGAACCAATGAACAGGTGGATCAGGGAATATGGCATGAGCAGTAATTTTCAAAGAGATCCCGGTGAATACCGGGAAATGTTTGAAGATCACGGCATGGTCGAAAAAGAACTGTATCACGTGCATCTTCCTTATTTTCCATATTACATAAATATGGTATTGTATGAAAATGATAAATAAACCAATACTGATAACGGGGTGCGCCAGATCTGGGACTTCAATGACTGCCGGGATCATTCAGCTTTGTGGCGCTTGGGGCGGAAAGACTTTTGGAACCACAAAATATAATCGCAAAGGAATGTTCGAAAACGAAGTGATCCGCCAGCACTATGTCAAACCGTTTTTGAGATCTCTGAGGGTCGATCCTCTTGGTCAAAAACCACTTCCTAATATCGATCACGTGAAACTGGTAACCACTGAAACTGTGAACAATTGGAGATCAGACATTCAAAGAGAAATCAGAAAACAGGGTTATAGAAACGGGCCGTGGTATTATAAAGGTGCCAAGATGTGTTTGTTCTGGCCTCTGTGGGTCAGGGCTTTCCCGGAAGCACGATGGATTATTGTGCGAAGGAAAAGTGATGATATTATTCAGTCATGTCTGAAAACAGCATTTATGAAAGCATATAGAACTGCCGAGGGTTGGCTTGGTTGGATAGACGAACACAAAGAACGTTTTATTGAAATGGAGGAAGTGGGATGCCAAATTCATTACGTTTGGCCCCAAAAAATGATCGATTTCGATTTGAGCGAAATCCAATCTGTTATCGGAAAGCTTGGCTTGAAATGGGAAAAGAACGTTGTTGAGGACTTTATTGAACCTGCTTATTGGAGTGGTGGGCAGAGTTCTGAGGAAAAAGGAGTGAGAAAATGACAGAACGTGTCACCGGAGATCAAGTGAAACAAATAATCGAAACAGATCTGACGGCAAATGAAATTTCTCCATTTGTCAAGGCCGCGAATTTGATGGTCACAGATATGCTGGGAAGTTCGGGCCTGTCAGATCCACATTTGAAGGAAATCGAAAGATGGCTTTCAGCTCATCTGGTGGCTATAAGATCACCGGATTCAGTTGCCAAATCAGAAAAAACTGGGGATGCTTCGATCACACGCCATGGACAATCCGGTCTTGGCCTTGACTTCACTCCATACGGCCAACAGGTCAAGGTTCTGGATACAAGTGGGATAATGGCAGATGCGGGAATGCAGGCGGCATCTTTGGAAGTCATCGACTTTCTGGACGATTCAAGTGGGTGATCAATGAGCTATATTACACGAAATCTCAAACAAACGGTTTTATATTGGGAAAAGGCGGCTTCAACCGGCTTTGGTTTCAACTATTCAGATGCAGTCGAAATCCTTGGGCGCTGGCAGGATAAACAAGAACTTTTTGTTGATGCTCAGGGTCGGGAACGAAGATCAATTGCGGTTGTGTATCTTAATCGTGATGTCAACGTTGGAGATTATTTGTATTTGGGTGAATTGGAAGATCTTGGTGATTCATCATCAGCGTTGGACATATCAGATCCGAGTGCCGTTGAATCCTATGAAGTGAAAGCATTTAAGAAAACACCAAACTTGCGGGCAACCGCTTGGGAAAGAAAAGCATGGCTGTAATAGAAGGCATGGACAAAGTTTTATTGAACTTGCACAAAGAAGTTGAGAAGATAAAAGGCAGGACACTCAGCGGCTTTGTATCGGCTTTGCTTTTTGTCCGTGCTGAATCTCAAAAGGAATGTCCAGTTGTGGAAGGCAATCTGAAGAACAGCGCATTTGTCGTGGCATCCACCGGCGGAGTGAGCGCAGGGAGTGCTCCAACATTTAAAGGGCCGCACGCGCCGGATATGTCTGCTCAACATCAGTCATCTATAAATGAGGTGAGTGCGGATATTTCCAAAGATGAGATATCGGGTGCTGTCGGTTATAGTGCTGTTTATGCCGCCGCAGTTCATGAAAACCCTCGGGCCGGGAAAACAGAAGGTGTCAGTTCAAAAGGGGTTAAATATACAGCTGGTCTCACTGAGTCTGGAAAGCCGAGCAAGCGCGCGGTTTTTTCAACGGTGGGCAAATGGAAATTTCTTGAAGATCCTTTGAAAAGCAACACAAAGAAAATTCTGGAAATAATCGCAAAAAAGGCGAAAATCAAATGAATCCATCATCCACAGATATCATAGAAATTTTGGAATCATCAGTGAAAGGGCTTGATCTTGTATTCGGGACTGATTTGTTTCAGTCATTCATGCCCGAGTCTCCGAATGCTTGCGTGTCAGTTAATGATTCTGGAGGTTTTGAACCACAATCTAATTATATTTATGAAAAGCCAACAGTTCAAATATTAGTCAGAGGAGACGTGTGGGGATATCCGGCCTGTTATGCCCTCGCAAAGAGTATATACAACGTTTTACATGACCTACATGGGGAAGTATGGGGCAGTACAAAATACATAGGGATTTGGGCGCAAGGCGACATTTTATCATTGGGTTATGATGAAAGTAATAGGCCAACTTTGAGTCTGAATTTCAGGATACATAGAACGACAACATAAAACTGAGAAGGGAGGTAAATCAAATGGCAAGCAACGCTTTTGCAGGTGTAGGAACTACATTTTCAAGAGGGCAAGGCGGAAGTTCAAGCGCACAGTATCAAGTCATCGCTGAGATTAATAGCATCGCTGGCCCGGATAAAAGCCGGGGCACAATCGATGTTACAAGTCTGGACAGCGTTGGCGGATATCGTGAATTCATCGGTTCATTTCGTGATGCTGGCACAGTGACGTTGGAAATGAATTTCACTCGGGCCGGGTATGACGACATGAATGATGATTTTGAATCTGATTCACTGGTTGACTATCGAATTATATTGCCGGACGCTGGCAATACTCAATTCGATTTCAGCGCCTTGGTTCAGGATCTTGGAATGGCTGTTCCATTGGACGACAAGGTCACTGCTTCAGTTACTCTGAAGATATCCGGGCCTGTCGTGTTAACAACTTAAAAATGAGAGGTGAAAAATGGAGTCAAGGAAAAGTTTAACCAAAGCTGATATCCTCAAGGCCGAGGATCTTGACAAGGAATGGGTTGACGTCCCTGAATGGGGTGGCGGTGTGTACGTGCGCGTTCTGACAGGAGTTGAAAGAGACAACTTTGAATCGTCTGTATATGTGACAAAAGGCCGAAAGACCGAAATCAATATGCAGAATATGAGAGCGAAGTTGTGCGCCAAATGCATGGTCGATGAAAATGGGAAACGGTTATTTGATACGAAAGATGTGAAGGTGCTCGGAAAGAAATCAGGCCGGGCGTTGGATCGGATCTTCTCCGTTGCCCAACGTCTCAATGGAATGACTCAAAAAGACATTGACGATCTCGTGGGAAATTTGGACGGCGGCCAGATCGAATCGGATGGTTTGTCCTTGCCGCCAGACTCGGAAGAACAGTCAGAGAAGTCCAACGGTCAGTAACGTCTCGGGATTATGCAGAATGGATGGCTTTTTTCAAAATAGAAAACCATCCAGAGTTGTTGAAGCCACAGCAACCCATGGAAACGCTGAAAGAAGCATTAATGGGACTGGTGAAAAATAATGGCAAACATAGGAAATCTGGTCGCATACCTGAAGGCTGATACCAAAGATTTTGTCAGAAATCTCGCAAGTTCAAAACGCTCTGTTCAGTCTTGGGGCGGCACAACCAGATCAATGTTCAAAAGATCTGAGCGCGGTCTGGGCCGTCTCAATCGCAGGATGAAAGATTTTGATGCGACTGGCAGACTGGTGCGCCGGACGGTCTTGGCTTTGGGTACTGCCTTTGGCCTTTGGCAACTTACAAAAATTGCTAAAGGTTTTCATGAGGTGACTGTTGAGGCTGAACGTACCAAAGCCATGCTTGAAGGATTGTATGGAAGTTCAGAACAGGGCCGGGCCGCCTTTGAATGGATACTGCGCCTTGACGTTCCATTTGGGCTTGATGCGATTCAGGATGCATTTGTGAAGTTGAGAAGTGTTGGCATTGATCCAACTTCAGGAAGTCTCGAAGCACTTTTGGGCGGTGTCGCGGCATTCGGCGGTACTAATGAGGTGCTCAAAAGGTCGGCTATTGCTATTCAGCAGATGGCTGGTAAGGGAGTCATTTCCATGGAGGAGTTGCGTCAACAGTTAGGTGAAGCAATTCCAACAGCTATGCAAACCATGGCAGACGAAATGGGAATGACCGTCAAGGAAATGGTTGATGTAATTTCCAAAGGAAATCTTGACGCCACCACCGGCCTGACGGCGCTTTTTGAAGGTCTTGAAAAAAGGTACAGCGGCGCGTCCCAAAGAATGATGAAAACTTGGGGCGGTATGACTCGGAAGTTGGCCAAGGAATGGACTATTTTCAGGATCAAGGTCATGGAAACAGGCCCATTTCAGGTGTTGAAACAATACTTCGCAGAATTGATTGACGAAATAGACCGGCTCAAGAAAACCGGCAAACTTGATGTTTGGGCGGCGGATATGGCTGATGGCATTTTAGCATCGATTGATTTGATGTTGATCGGTTTTGATGCCTTGGGCAAGGCAGTGTCCGGGTTCAGGGCCGTGTTCGGGATCTTGGCTGAAAAGTATTATGAACGCCGCTTGATGAGCCTCAATACATATCTCACCCAACAGCAAAAGAATCTGGAAGTCATGATTGCCAGGGCCAGCACGCCGGGCCGGAATGAAGCCATTATTCAACTTCAGAAGGAAATCGACAAACTGAAGGATGAAAAGGCGCAGTTTGAAGCCAATTTGAAGGCCGGTCAATTGATGGCCGAAGGCAATGTTGCCGCTTATGATAAGTGGGGCCAGAAGATCGATATGGCCCGTGGGAAGTTGGCTGACCTCAGAAGGGATATGGAAGCAGGCAGGGGTGAAACTCCAGCGACAGTTGATCTTGCTGTTACGCCACCCGATGTGAAAGCGCCGCCGAAAGACTGGAAAAAGCATTGGGATGATTATTGGAAATCACTTGAAGGCGCTACAGAAATGTCCAAGGCGCTTGCCAGTTCAACTGAAAATCTTCATGAAGAATTTCGGACAATGAGCGCAACTATGCAAAGAGGAGTCAGCGCGGCGGATACAGCGGCCACAATGCGAGACTGGCGTGAGAAGATGAAAAGTGAGGCGCTGGCCAGTCGTGAAAGCATGTATGAAGATTTGGAAAAGAAAGATCAAGCGTATTACGATTTCAGATTGGCACAACTTCAGACACAATATGAAACATATGCCAAATTTGCCGAGAATGAAGCACTGGCCGATAAATGGCTGGTGGATCAGAAAAGGCAACTGCAAGAGGAATGGCTGAATAATACAAGCATTGTTTATCGGTCTATAACCGACATGTCTGAACGCACAGCAGACGCAATAGAAGACAACTTTTCAAGCTTTTTTAAGGACGTTTTCAAAAATGAGTTGGAAGATGGTCAAACTTATTTTCAATCCTTTTGTGACTCTTTGATGGACAGCTTTGCGGATATGTTGGGCCAAATGACTAAGGAATTATTGTTTGGCGCTGGTGGTTCCGGCGGCCTTCTGAAATCAGTCATCAGCGGAATTGGCGGATGGTTCACCGGTGGCGGTGCTGGCGGCGGATATAATGCCGCTGATTGGGCATCAACCATGTGGCACAAAGGCGGAAAAGTTGGGCATGATTACGCACCAAAGCGGATGGTTCCATCCACTATGTTTATTGGAGCGCCAAGGCTTCATAACGGTCTGGCGGCTGATGAGTTCCCTGCGATCTTACAACGCGGTGAAGAAGTGCTGGCCAAAGGGCAGAGCCGGGGTGTTACAATAAATGTTCCGTTTACGGTTGAAGATCCGAGTGGCGAAAGAATTGCCGGAAAAATTAAATCAAGAATCGAAAACATGGTGGTTGAAACCATGAAAGAGGAGATGAGATAAATGCCAATGACACTGGGTGCATATACGTTTGTGGCTGAACCATCTGATTTCGATATCCCGAAAAAAGAACGCAGGGCCGCCGCTTTGGAAACATACGGTGGTGTCGCGTTCTATTCTTGGGGTGCGCTTCAGGCTGGTCAGGAAATAATTTTGAAATGGAGCGCATGTCCCACAGCTCAATTTGATGAATTACAAGCGTTATTGGAGGCAGACGCGGAGATTGTTTGGGATCCAGACATTGATTCATCAATAGCATTTAATGTCGAGATTTTGGAATTAACTGGGGCATATCATATGTCTCGGTTGGGTTCAGCTGAATATAGGAAAAATGTTAATTTGAAGTTGGTTATCATATCGGAGGTCTGATGTCTATAACGCTTGACGCAACATTAAAGACAGCACAGGACGGTATCAATCACAGGCCTGTCATCAAATTGAAAAGTTCTCCGGCTGAGTCTGCTATTCCATACCGTGGAAATAATTTTAACACCGGATCTTATATTGAAGAAAATAGGGATCTAATTGCGACATCCACCGGCAGACTTGCCAACTTATATGTCAGGGGTGAAAACTTATATTATTATTATACCAACACAGATAGGAATGAATGGTTGTTGCCAGTAGAAATAGCAGACCTTGCAGATGAAATTTTATCGGCTTCACTCTGTGAACTGGCAAATAACAACCTTGGAATTATATTGGTCACTGATAATTATGATTTGATGTACATGATTATCTCTCAAACCGGGTCAGTTGTAACCGCGCCAACGGCTATTCAAACGGGATTAAGCTGGCTTGGAGCGCCATCGGTCACTACTTTGGCCAATGGTGATTATCTTCTTGTGTATCCTCAAGGCACTGGTGAAGCGCCGGATACAGCAAATGATTATTATTTATATAAAAGGACAGCTTCAGATTTCACTTCATGGGGATCTGCTTCAGCACTTACATTAACCGGCCTAACATTAAATAATTACAAAAACAATCCTCATCTTTTACAGATTGCAAGTGATCGGATCTTTTTGCACTTTGATTATTTGACAGATTATCAGAATCAAGTCGAAATCAATAACATCTATTTTATGTATTCTGATAATGACGGATCAACGTGGTCTGTGCCTGAAATTATTACAAACTATACAGAGGTTGGATCTACAGGGACAAATCCGGTCGCGGCGGAGCAAAGTGGCGGAGATGTAACAGTTGCATATCAGGAAAAGAATGCGGCAATTTATTTTGATGAAACACTGGATGGATTTCCCGGCGGATATTCATTTGACGGGGATGGACTTCAATATGATGAAGCAACAAAAACACTTGTTCATTATCAAGTGAACAACAATATTACACAAATTGATACTTCGGATAATACTTTCGTTACCTATTGGAGTGACACCACAAGCCCTGCGATAACCACATGGCCAAGCGAAATGCTCAGAAGTCAGCACCCATACTATATTTTTAAAACATGGGACAACATTATAATGGTGCTAAATGTTGAAACAAACACATGGACTGAATATCGAGGAGCTGTTGACGGCACCGGCAGGAACGGTTCGGTTTCAGATCCAAATTATTATTATGGCAATCCTACTCAGTACGGTTGGGACAAATACGCATACATACATGCATTTGTTAGAACTGTAGGCAGCGAAGATCGTCTTTATATAGCCAAGTGTTCTGACTATAATCAATATTTCTTTTTCTTTGGTTGGATTGATTTAGCAGAGGTTCCAGATCCAATAACAGGATTATATACATGGCATGAGATTCATGCTTCCAACTCATTACTTGACGGTTGGGCGCCATTTCAATTTACAGGCCGGGCTGCCATATCTGATTTTTTTTGGGTTCCAGAAATTAGCCGTTTTTGTTTTTGCAGTTACGCCAACATAAATTATATGGAAAGCTATACTAATATTGGCATTGCTTTGTTCAATGATGCCGGAGATGTCCAAACAACCTATATTCCTGAAAACAACGCAGGTATGCCCAAGAGCGGTGTCTCTGAAGCCATATACATGAATGGGAGCATATGGTTTATATTTAATTGGAGCTCTGTAATCCCGGATAGACGGGGCATTGGCCAAATTAATTTGGCAAATGATACGGTTACATATCATGAAGCAAATTGGTTTTCATGTTCGGCAAATTGCGGATTTGGCGATTTGACGGATATGGGAGATGGTGAAAGATTGTTGTTACATTCACAAGCTCATTCTTGTGATGAGGGTGGTATAATTATCTTCAACACAACTACCTTTGAATGGACAGTTTTTAATAATGCCACCACTCCGGGATTACTTGCTGATGATCCCAATCCTGCATGCGATGTTGATTGTGATGGATGGAAAAATTTAAGGGTTGGATTGGGTTATGATTCAGTAACAAAAACGATCTATGCGTGTTACAACGCGACATTATTTGAATTGCCCGGATGCGGCGTCACTCATGGAATTGTCGCGTTTTCAGAATATGGAGCATATTCCACGTTGAAATATACAACCATGACCAATCCAGATTCAACAATTGATTATGGCGCTTTTGCCGATTTGTCTTATTATGATTTTGAATATAATCTGGCATTGGCGGTGGATGCTGACGGGGCTTTGTGGCTCTCATGGAATCATATGGACACGTTGACAGAGCAGGATCTGATGTGGGCAAATTCCTTGGACGACAAAGAGTTGCAAGATTATATCAGCATTGATGTTGATTTAATAGTGATGTGGGACGTTCAAAAAATAAATAAATTGACTTTTTCTTTATCACACGGCCATTTGTTTGATCCGCTTAATTATTCTTCAATTTGGTCTGTGTATTTAAAAATGGGCCGAGTGCTGATTTTGGAAATCGGTGAAATAGTAAGCACAGTTGAATATCTTCAGGATCAAGGGAAATTTACAGTCAAAGAAACATCTCTCACCTATGGAAAAGCATATCCAAAGATCAACGTTGTAGCTGAAGACATGAGGACTCTTTGGGAAGATAATCAGATTGTAGCAACTGAATATTTCAGCGATTCAACCCCAAAAACAGTTGTTGAAAATTTATTGATCGATCACGGCGGATTGACAAGCGCTGATTATGATATCCCGACATTTGTTGGAACACACAATCTATTTCATCAGTTTTTAGATATTAGTTTGGATGAGGCCGTTCAATTGGTGTTAGATCACTTTGGATATTTTCCATTTGTAAATGTAGATGGGAAATTTGAACCAAGACAGATCGATTTCGCTGGTTCAGTCGATCATACCTATGCAGGCGCTGAAATTATTGAATACTCTCCAGACAGCAGATTTGCAACCTTCATTAATAAAGTAATTGTAACGGGCATGTCCAATCTATTCACCGAAGTCCTGTATGAAGAGGAAAGCATAACAAACGTAAATGGAACAGTGGGGCACTGGGGCGGTGACAAAGATCTTACAGTTTACTTTTCCGATGATCGTCAAAGCACATATAGAAATCCTCGGCTTGAAATCGTAATGTCTGTGTCTGAATTTCAGATCTGGGGTATCAAGGGCGGCGGAAGTGAGCAAATATCATATAACGATCCTGATGAGAAATACGTCATTATAACTATTGACATTCCAGATCTTACAGGGATATTAATTGCGGCAATTGCGGCCTTGCTTGCTTTAGGTGCGGCGGCGGTTGGATGCGATGGGGTATATACTGGATGGTGCGGGGTCGTAATATATGGGATCATGATATTGTTAAATTTGATTTTGCTGATACTCGGGGCAATAGCAAATTATTCATATAATATCTGGGGCAGACCAATAGGCCATGAGCGAATGACTTTTCAGGCGGATGCAGAAGATATCGACTTTCAGCAACAATTAAATGGCAAGGAAATATCTGAGACAATTGACGATCCTTTTTGTTACACAATCGACTCTTGCCAAGATGTAGCTGATTTTGAATTGTCTGTGGTAATGGCTCAAAGGCGCAGGTTAAAATTTAAAAAGACAGCTCATTTGATGGACGAAGTTGGAGACATAATCAGAGTCAATCACCCGTATTCAGGAGAAGCAATTGACACGTATGTTACCAATTTGAAAAGGGTGATTAAATTCGGAAAGAATGCGTCAATGATAGATGAATTTGAGGGCTGGCGGATAATATGAAATTATACGGTCGAAAGTTTGCAGACAGATCTATGTTCAAAAAAGTTCGCGTCAGATCTGAAACCAGAGATGCGATCCTTTGGAACGTTGATTGGGATAATAGAATATGCAATGTTAAAATTCAAGGTTCAAATGAATTAGTTGCGGCGCATTTTCCTCAGAATTTGGCGGCGCACGATCCTTTTATGAAGCCGGGCAATGCTGTGAAAGTACTTCACAGAGGTGGCGTGCGTGGATATGTCGAATTAATTGGACATGGCATGGCAATCCCAACTCCGGTTGCTGGTGATTCTCATCCCGGAACGTCTGATTTGGCAGACGGCGTTATCACGGGGATGGAGACCAACCCAACAGATCCTTTGACTTTGGGCGTGGAAATAACATCTGGAACATATCGCATAAATGAAGTGGTTTATACTTTGACGCCGGGTTCATTTGGCATATTCATGTCAACTTCAGATCCTATGGTTATGAACGCCGCCTATCCACCGGCTGTTATGGGCGACACGACAATCAGTAAATATAAAATGACAGATCCAACAACTATTGTTATGTCAGCAACAATACCGCCTATGACCATGGGTGAAGTCGTTGGAGATTATGAACTTGACGCAGTTCCTGCTGGAAATAAGTTCCGTTATGATTGTTTTTATGTGGGAGTCGATGGAGTCATTCATTATTTAAAAGGTGCAGAAGTCAGTAGCAACCCGGTGAAGCCTTCGATCCCGGCAGACACTGTTTTGATCGGCCAGTATATACTTTTGTGGACTGGAATGACAGAAGTAACTGGTCAACACATTGGTATGGACTGGAGCGCATCAGTCGTGTCCGGTTTGGACATTACCGCAGACGATGAATTTGACTGGGACTTCGGGGATGATACGCCTGAGATGAACGTTGCTGTTGAGGTTCAGGATCAATACGGTTTTCCAATATCCGGCGTTTATACAATTATGTTATCATTTTTAATGGGCACAGGATTGCTATGGTCTGGAGATAGCGGATATGATACGACAGTTCAACAGCAGTTCAGCGGTTCAAGTTACACGTTCAAGTATGAAAGAAATCAGTTGGTTTCAGAAGCAAGCCCTTATATTCTTATATCAGAACAAGATCATGGACTGATTGGAGCATGTGAAATAACGCTTTTGGATCAGTGGGATAATCCGATTGAAGGCGGCGGCGCAGGAGATGTTCAATATTTAACATCAGCGGCCAATGTTACGGTCGATTGGTCTGAAGGTGTCAAGGCGAATATCACAATTGATCAAGATGTAACTTTTGCTTTTACTGGCACGCCGGAGATGGAGAAGTTGATTTTGAAAATCATCCAAGATGGCACCGGCGGATGGGTGATTACACTTCCTGCAAATGTGAGATATGGCGCGGAAATAACGGCGGCGGTCGTGAGCACTGGAATAGGAACAAGGTCATATTTGGGTTTTCTCTATGACGCTGATGATGATGAATATGATTTGGTCGCAAACGTGAGCGATTATGATTAAGGGGACAAAATGACATTATTACATTTTGACGGTTTCAGAAGTTATGCAGGCGGCAGTGGTACTTCGCCGGATTTTAATGAGACGCTTTCAGAAATAATCGCGCAACAGGTCATAGCGTATTATTCCAATGACGGTGGCTTTTCGACAAGCTACAGCCGTTTTGGTTCGCCAGATCGGGGTTTAAGGTTGGCGCGCACGGATTATGGGACAAGTGCATATTTCCGATATGAATTGGAAAGTGGACAATCGCCGTCCACTGTGATCGTTGGAATGGTATTTTACA